AATCTCTAACATAATACCGTGGTCTTTATCAAAGGCATCATACCTAGAGAACTTGTCGTCCATCGGTTCAAAGTTATACTGCAAACCGTTGAGTGCTTCTATAACTTTAGTCTCATTCATACAAGCCATCCTTTCTGTAGTGCATTTAAAAACATAACTACATACACCATACAACCTGCTGTTGTACCTGCTATTAATAACATAATTAAATCTCTTATTTTATATATCATTCTTTTCTCCATCCGTCACACATATTAGAATCAAAAGGTTTACAGATTAACTGCTCCTCAACTATTGTTGGTAAGTCTTTAGGGTTGTCGTCAACAAGCACAAGCCCTACGCCTACTAGTATTATTATTAGAAGGTTCATTCTACATCCCTCTCTTCTTCTACTAGGTCAACTAACTCACACACACTACCAGTACAGGCTAATGCTTTAGTACCCACTGTCATATCTGTAAGCTCATACTCACTGATTAAGTCCCAGTTCACAGACTTAGGCATCTTCTTAGCCAGTGCTGTGTACTCTGCTTTAGTACAGTCTTCGTATGGTGCTTGCTGATATGAGTGGTCAGAGTGTGGTAGGAAACTTACACCTGACACTTCATCAAAGTGTTTGTATACCCACGCCCCTACTTCCATCCACTCGTGCTCTCTAACACTAATGGTTACACTAGGCTTATGCTCACAGTAGTATCTTTGGTAAGTAAGCCATAGCTCTAGCTGTTCTAAAGCAGTCCTGTCATTCCTAAGTATAGCTCCTTCAGGTGCTTTCATAGGGAAGGTAAATACCTTAACACTATTAGGTTTCATTACATCAGCTTCACAAGGTATGCCTTGGTCTTCCATAAGCTGTGCTATTGGGTCTTTAGCATCTGCTCTAACTCTACGTAGGTAGTAATCATTGTGTCTAGTATGTATACCACTAGCGCTATCAACTAACTGACTGACTGTACCACTAGGTTTAATAGCAGTAGTAGCAGTAGATTGATTGATACCCATTAGTTCAGCCCAATGTTTATTTGTTACTACTGTTTCTTTGCGAAGGTCAGATAGAAAATCAGGAAGACTGCGCTTACCGTGGTGTCCTCTATCTGTATTACTACCATTCATAAAGCTGTTGTCCATAATACCAGTAAGAGATACACCAAGTAGTGCTTCTTCTTCTGTATTGTGTACCCACTTAGGGCGCAAGCGTTTAAAGTTAGTTAGTGATGATTGAAATGTACCGAGTATAGTAGCTAGTCTAACCTTACGGAGTATATCCTTCTGTGTGTCTTCTGCTCTTACTACTACCTCAGTTAGATTACAGAACTGCCCATCTCTCAGTAGTATTTCACTACAAGGATTACATCCAAAGTCGTGGTTAGTATCACGTCTACCATTTTTAGCTACCTGTTTAATTGCTGCTTCTCTATTAAAGATACCACGCTCACCAGACTTAGACTCATATAATGATGTCCACTCTTTCATAAAAATGCCAATGTCGGGCTTCTCTGTGTAGCATACACTGTTGTTACTCAATGCCATTTCAGGTGTGACTGACCACCACTGACCAGACTTAGCACCACGCATACGTTCGTCAGTTAGATTAGATAGAGACATAAGAGCTGACCTGCGTACACCACCAACTACAACTACCTCTGCTATCTTACACATCATACGGTGACACTCGTAGCTTGTTAGCTTACGACCACCTGCTTCCTTGAAGATGTTAGTAGAGAAGTTAAACAAATCTAATAGAGGCTCAGGACCACTAGCTCTACCACCAAAAGTATTGAGCCTAGCACCTTTAGGTCTGACATTAGAAAAGTCCCACTTGGGCATCTCACCATCATACAAGTAAGTGATTAGCTTGCGAAATGCAGACTGCCAGCCTTCCTTAGAATCCTGGACTACTATAGTATCATCTACTTCTACCATATCTGTCGGTACTTCAGGTAGCTTGTTAACGAACTGACGCTCAACACTAAAGCCTACACCAGTACCGTGCATCAAGACAAACAGACATTCATCAAATGCTTTAGGATGGTCGACACTAAGGTAAGCACAGTTGTATCCTGCTATGTGGTTCTTAGCTAGAGCAGGTCCTGCTGTCATCAAGGCTCGCATACTAGGCATAACTTCTAAGTTAAGTACAGCATCCTCAAGTACCTTACGAGTCTTAGGTACTAGCTCTTGGTTAGTATTCTCTTTGAGATGTACTTCCATAAAATCAAAGTAACGAGCGACAGTCTCTGCCCACGTCTCTCGTCTCTTCTTCTCAGGTAGCCATCGGGCGTACCTACTAAGTGCTATAAAGTTTTGGTAATCATTTGGTAATGTGTTCAATTTAATCTTCTCCTTCTATTGGGTCGATTTCAATGTTGACCATCTTGTCGCCATTGTCATCTAAATAAGTATTATAGTGTAGCCTTCCTTCTCTGTGCATCAAGACAGCATCCATTAGTCCTCTGTCATAACACTTAGTACCGTGTCTCCATAATAAGAAACCTCCTATTATTAATAGAGTTGACATCAGTAGTGCAAAACTTTCAATTGATATCATCATCATCTTCATCTTCAAACTCCTCTCGTTTATCCATTAATTTATCCTCGAACTCGTGTAGCAAATCTTCTGTTGTTATGTCTAAGATTTCACACAGAGTACAAGGGTCTACTATCTCTTGAACTATACGTTCCTTTAGTTCATTCAGTGTTAGAGCCATACTGACCTCCTTCGTGCTCTATAAGTTTATCTAAGAACCACCGAGCCTTCTTCAAATCTTCTACACCATTCTTATCACGCCACCTAAAAACATATTTACAAATACTGGCGGTGAGATAATCCATATTTTGGTCTAGAATAAAGTCAATACATTCTATATTACCACGCTTGTAATGGTTAGGATTTATGTTATCTTCGTCCATTCTTTTAGCTCCTTTATTTCTTTTGTTGAAAATATTTTAATATTATACTTATCACACCACTGTCTATAAGTAATCTTATTACCCTTGGCTACCTTAGCATCAGGTCTAGGCATAAGGAAGATTAATTCTTTGCCTTCAAATGTCATTTGCTCAGCAATAGATTTATACTTCTGTCTGTCCCCACTTCTAAAGAATCCTTTAACTTCTATATGATACTTACCCTTAACAAAGTCAGGAGTATAGTTCTTACGTATTGTATAGGCTATTCTACAAGGCTCATACAACCACTCTTTACCAAGAGCTTCTGAACATTCCTTCTCTAGCTTACTCCGAAATTTTGTTGCCATCTTTATCAACCTCCAGTACAGATGGTACGTTCTCTACCTTTACTAAGTAGCGAGGACCAGTAGAATAAATAAAAGTTCTAAGCTCGTCACCCCAGCACTGTTGCTTGTAAGCACAGTAGCTACAGCCTACAGCAAGTTTCATATTGCCTGACTTACCATCAGGTATAGGTTCATAACATCTCTTAGGTGGCTCTGCTTGTTTAACTACTCTCTTAATATTCTTAATCCTATCTACTATCGAGAAGAAGTTAAGCTTAGTCCAGTACCATTTAGACTCGTCTTCCATATCATACTTTAGATATGTCAGGTGTCCATTAGTCTTATCCATTACTAACCAACCTACATCTTTAGTCTTCTCAGAGTGAGCGTAGCCTTTGATTTGGTCTACGTATCCAAAAGGGTCATCATTAATAAGTGAGCCATCCTTGAATTTCTTGAACCCATAAGGTGATGATGACTTAACATCAGTTAGTACACCATCAATCTTACAGTCCATAGAACCTTTGATACCGGCAACCTCTGCTTTCTTCTGAGTATCAGTAACGCTGTGTCCGGATAGTTTAGTAAGAGCGAGAGCTAGTTCTTCAATCAAGTGACCATAGAGGAACTTGATTCTAGTGTGGGGCATAAGCTCCTCACCTTTGTACCCATTGTATGAGTACCATAACTGTCTATCTTTCTTACCTATGTTAGACATACGTAATTTACGTCTATCAAACTTACTCTCTGTGATGTTGTTACGCATCATCTGTTTGCAGTTCTCACCAAATGTTTCTATTGCTTCTTCGACATCTACACCTTTAGGTATTACCTTGGTGTCAATCATACGATATATGTCGTCTACTAAAGTTTCTGTACTCATTATTTCTGCTCCTTTGGTATAGTTACATCACTCCAATAATGCTCACCTCTTTCAAAACCTAAATGACTCAGAGTAAACCCTAACTTTTCTAAGTTTCTCATATCACTAAGGTATAAATCTTGTGTTTCACACATCATTTGATTAGCATTTCTTAGTTTATTATAACCATCACAAATCTCTGCGTACTTATCTTTGCTCATAGTAATAACTACTTTTTCCTTTTTATATTTTATTAGTGTGTCTGTTGCCACGTTTTACCTACCTTATATTCACCGTCCAGTGGACAGTTTAGTTTAAAAGATTTACCTGCTTGTACGATAGACCCTACCGCTAGACCACCGAAGAAATCAGCTTGGTCGTCTCTGACCTCGCACTGAAATTCATCGTGCACATTGAGTACAAACTTATAATCTATCTTGTACTGTGTAGCATATGTATCTAGTAACACCAACGCTTTCTTCATAATCACAGCACCTGCACTCTGTAGTAGAGTGTTAAGAGATGCGTGAGCATAGCGTATGTGTAGCTTACGTCCATCTAAACCAGTCACCCAACCCTTCTTACTGGATTCAGTAACCTTCTCTCGCAGTTGTTTTAGAGCCGGAGTATTATCAAGAAAGTTTTTCTTAAGCATACGTCCGTGCTTTGCACTACCACCTGATACCTCACCAATCTTAGCATCACCCGCACCATATAGGAACGCATAGATAAAAGTCTTGGCTTGGTCTCTAGTCTGTAGTCCGGCTGACTTTTGATTAGCAGTATGGATGTCACCAGTAAGTATCTCATTAGTATACTTAGCATCATTCATATAGTGTGCTAACATCCTGAGTTCCAAACCACTGGCATCACAACCTACTAGACTGTAGCCTGTAGGTACAACCCATAGGTCACGACAGTCAGCACCATAGCCACCAGCAAAACCCCACAGTACGTCACCGGTTTTCTTGTCGTGTTTAGTAGCTGGAACCTGAGCACAATTAGGCTTAGAGTGTGTCATCCTACCAGTGATAGCACCACAAGAATTGACACTACCGTGTATTCTACCTGTGTCATCGTTGATAGCTTCTACCCAACTCTTAACCATAGCAACACGCTTGGTAATAGTAAGGTAATCCACAATCAATTGGGCTTCGGGTATACGTACACCCTTGAGAACCTTCTCGTCTACAACAACACTACCCTTCTCAGTAAATGCCATAGGTCTCCAGCCGAAGTGCTGTAGATACTTAGCTATCTGTTGACGTGAGCCGAGATTAAAGTCAGGGTACTCATAGTATCCCCATTCAGTGTGGTCAAAGTTTTTCCATTGTGCACCTCTGTCTAACTGTGCCTGATAGCGTTTAGATATAGTGCCATCTTTATTACTACATTTGTCAGCAGGGTGAGGTAAGTCTATCCATACAGGCAGAGGTTTAAATCTCTTGTGTACCTCGTCTTCTATGTCTAACACTTTCTCTTTCATCTCAGATAACAACTCGTATGCCCTGCTCTCGTTAAGTTGCATACCATTATCTGTCTGTGTCTTTATGATGTCAGCAGTCCTGTGTTCTATATCTACTGCAACATTGTTGACACCGGTGTCATCATTTAAGTGTTTGTATAAAACCTTAGTGACACGTACATCTTGCTTACAATACTCAAGCATTTCTGTACTGTAATGTTCCCAACCAGCTTGGTAGTCGTCCTTATAGTTACCAAGGCGCTCACCCCAAGACCTTAAGCTATGTCCACCGTCAAGGCTAGGATTGTGTAGTCTACTAAGAACCAAAGTGTCCCGAAGATTAAAATCCCAATCCCAACCAGTAAGCCTACGCAAAACAGGAACATCAAAGCCAATAATGTTGTGTCCGACAAGAGTACCGACATTCTCTGATGCCAGCCAGTCTCGAAATAATCCATTTGCATTTACTCCTATAAAATTATAAACAGTAGGCTCCTCGTTATTAAGCATTGCACAGATGCAATGTACTCGTGTAGCTTGGAGTCCATCAGTTTCTATATCAAAAAAAGCTGTCTGTTTCATCGACCACCTCCGCTAACCTACCGGTGTCCGCATCATACTGTAGCTTACAAGCCTTACCAGTAAGACCTGAAAACCTATTCTTAATCACACGTAGTGTAGTTTGATTACGAATGATAGGGTCATCGTCCTGTTGGTTACGCTCTAAGCCTATCACTATGTCAGATAGCTGTGCAATTGCTGCGGAACCTCTCAGTTCTGATAAGCTCACCTGTCCACCTTCTTCGTGTGGCTTACCTTGTGGTCGTCTGAGGTGAGATATAAGGAACAAGCCTACGCCAGTCTCTTGTACTATCTTCCTAAGCTTAGTCATAATGGCATCGATTGCCTTACGCTCGTCAAGTATACCGTCTTGGTCACTGACCACGATTGATAGGTGGTCCAATACAATCCATTTACAATCATAAGACTTAGCATAAGTTCTGATTACATTGAGCAAGGAATCCTCAGACATACTACCGAAGTGGTCATAAAAGTATACGTTCTTATCACCGACAGACTTCTGCCATAAGGCTTTCTTATCTTCGTCACTGAGTTCACGTTCATACTGCGGTATATGTATAGGTGCGTTAGCTTCTATAGACATCAAGCCTTTAACACTACGCTCTATTGATTCTTCCAAGTGAATGATAGCTAGGTTGTCATCAGTCTT